TTTTAAGTTGTCATTGACGATAACCCCCGCTTTCTTTAGCCCATCATTGACATATTTTGCGCTACCACAAACATTGTCAGGGTCACGCCCAAAGTTTTTAATTCGCCATTCGTAAAGCATCCATACTTTGTCAGGAAAACATGGAATTTCTTGTTCTATAATAAGTTTTTGTATATTAAAGTCCCATTCTTTTTTAGTAGTTGCGCTTTTAAATTTATTTGCACGAGCTAATCTTATTTGATCATTAAGAGTCGGCGGAAGTGGACAGATAAAAATCGCTTTCATAATCTTGTTGGGCGATACTTTTTAAATATCATTAACAAATCATCAGGAATTGTACCAAGTTGACCAGTCCCATAATTGATTTTTGCCTCTTCAAAAGGTAATTCAACTGACGAAACACCCTTAAAAGAACCCGTATTGCATACCCAATCTAAAACACGACCAAAAGCCGCTTTTATCTCTCTTGTTTGTCGGGTATCTTGAGAGAAATCAATGCCACTGGAATACTCTACATCAGCCTCAGAAAACTCTGGATATGGCTCTCGACTATAGCCTTGATAGCCGCCATACCCCCACGATCTACCAATCGCAGTAGATAGGTGAATTTGCCCGTCTATATCGATTATATAATCGTTAGAACCTAGAGTCCGCCAACTGTCAGGAGCGATAGCTCGATTAAATCCATCGGTAATATTGCCTAGTCTAGCTTTAATTATCGGAGCAGGATTGCTGATAATTGGAGTATTTATACTGACATAAGTTAATCTAAAATTTTGGAATTTTAGATTAACTCTTAGCCTTTCCCGGTGACGGGTAATCTCTAAAGGTCGATCTGCCCCTCTATCGCCTTCAATGATTGATTGAACAAAGTAAATCGCACCAGTGACGGCATCTTCTGATAAAGATACTGATGGTGCGAAAATAGAGAGGTCATCAATGCTAAAAATCATTAGGAAATTTTGCTCAATAGAGGACAACTGGTGTCTTTGACTGGACAAAATGGACGATGATCGAGATCAGTTCTGAGTTGACCTTTACACCGATTACAGACTGGATAACCCAATGCTTTCAGATTGTTATAAGTGACCTCATTGGTTCCATTTGTCGGGAGAAGATTTTTAGTTCCACTTGTTGCGATAGATGGAGTTTCTTCGATGGTGGTTTCTTTGCTTGCCATAATTGTTAGAAAGATAGGGTTTATACAGCTACATCTAGGGTGCGTAATTCAGCTACTCGTAACTGCTGAGAGGCTTCCCCAGTACCTACGGGATCGACATCTAAGGTTTTGTAGCCGAGCCACGCTAACCAAGTTGCGCGAATCCGACGATCAAATTGAGTGACATTATCAAAAGTGATTTGAAACGGCATCCCTACACCAACACCTAACGCACCCGCTCCAATTAAATAACCAGTACGGGTAGTTTTAGCACCTAAAGAACCGCCCAATGTTTCACTTTGAACACCGGGTTGACCAGCCGCTCCGACACCGACACTATTGCCAGTTTCAAAAATATGGAATTTTTCTACCAACCCTAAATACGAGCTAACCCTTCCAGTATCCCCAGGGGGAATATAAGACGGATTGAGAATATTTAGTAAAGCGTCAAGATCGCGAGTCGTATTTGCTTGCCAATCGTCATCATAACTCTCTTTTAATTGCAGAATTTGAGTCGAATTTAGGAATAACAAATACGTCTGGTCAGGGTACATCTGGAACCTGTTATCGTGGGCGTATTGATATAATCGCCGCAAGAATCCTTTGGTAAAAGTTCCATCATCTCCTGTTGCCGATAGTCCAGTGGGGGAAGTAACGAGACTGCCTTTTTTATTATACAAATGCAGTGACGTGCTATCAAGCATAGTTTTGATCATGGTATTATCAAAACTTGCATAGTCGTAATACAGCGTATTCTGCATCCAATCAATCATCCCCATCGCACTAAAATATTCAGTGAAAGTTGGGATAGAAACAGGTCGGATTGCAGTAGAAGCACCTACTTTACCGCGCCCATATTCAAAGATTTCTGCCGATACGCTAGACGCACTATTATTATCTGATTCAGAAGTCAGATCAGCATACTCACCCTTTCCTGATAGTTGATAATCGCTTACCGACGGGGAACTTGTTAGGTAATTTAATCGAGGAATTCGGATAACAGTTCCATTACGAGCCGTAAAGTCTAAGGCATAATTAGGAATCTGCCAAAAGGCAAACCCAGGGATTTGAGTTTGACGGAGAATTGCTGACAAAGTGTCGAGAAAAAATGGGGGAAGATCAGCCGCAGTCGTTGGGCTATTTTTTGAAACTTGACCGCCCATTACAGGAGCCGAACGAGTCCCTCTGAACCAGCCTTGTTTGCGACCCCAATCATCTAAAGAGTTGACAATCTGTTGCCGGTTATTTTTAACATGGCGATCTAATCGTACTTTATCGTACAGGTTTACTGTCTGATTACCGCCCATTACAGGAGCCGAATAGATTACACCAGAATTTTTCTGAATGTCTTCAATCAAATCAAAGGTTTCGTCAAGCGCACCTGTAATCTTATCAGCATCGTGAGCGACAGTTTTATTGAAGTTAGGCAACTGCATTTTTTCTGGTGTTTGGCTACCGTAAAGCTTTCCTAAGTCAGCAAAGTTATTAATCGTCTTTTCCGACTCAGTGACTTTAGTTTCTAGTTGAGCGATTTTTTTGTGGGATTCTTGGATAGCTTCCGTGGCAGAATTGAGAGAAGCTTCTAGAGTAGATTTTGCAGTCTCAAACTGTTGCTTTTGAGCCTCTAATGCAGATTGTTTTTCCAATTCCATCGCTTGCTTTACCGATGCCACGGTTTCTGCTACGGTGTTTTGTACAATCTCTTGAATCATTTTAGGATCAAAGACTGGGACGGGAGTGGGATCAGGGTCAGAATTTTTGACTGGTACACCACCCTCAGAAGACTTTAAATCACCTCGAAAAGTGGCTTTTTGAGTCAGGGTGTAGATTTCTTCTTGAGAAGGAGTATCACTTCCTTCTGTTGAATCTTTAACAACTACGGGAGTAACCCGCTTAATTTCTTTTAGGGTATTCATTATTGATTGCTGATCACTAACTATTAGATATAATTGTACTACAGAACTTTCTGTTTTAGGTAAAAACAAAAGTATTGAGACGGGAATCTATTAATCTTGCTTGGCGACAACTGCCACTGGCAACAAAACTCCATTCGATAGAATCCATCTTTCCGGAACGGCGATAGTAAGGGGTTAGCGTTTCTTCATCTACTAGCCCTGCCATATACGGGGGGTAGTGGGGACATTTAGGATCACTGTAAGGAATGTCGCAGATAGGACAAATCGACTCGCCATAAAAAATTCCCCCCATTGAAACATCGGCTTTTCTGCCATAGGAAATTTCTGAAATAATCGAGTGAGTCGCTTCTGTAAATCCAAAAACCAAGACCTGATGATAGCCATCTTTTTGGATTATTCGGTAATCTTCGCTTGGATTAGGGGATTTTTCGAGGATTCGTGTTATTCCTTCTTTGCTTACGCGAGGTAAGGAATAAATAAAAGAATCATAGATCATCCCAAAAGTTTTGGTCTGATCTTTCCATTCATGATCGATCATCAAAGCGCATCCAGGGTAACTAGCTACCATGGTTTCCAAAACATTTTTATCCCATACCTGGCCAGAACTGTGAATTAAGTTATTTGAGGCAATTAAAGCAAATCGCATCAGTTCCGATGATTCCCACGGATCGAGTCCGTAGGGCTTGAATTGATTGATTAACGACATCTCCTCGTCGGTAGGATGACGGATCTGTAGCAATATCTCTAATTCAGCGCGGGTTAGTTTTAGTTCCATGTCAATAAAAAATACTTATATAAATAATTCTATCTAAAGGCTTGACGTTTGTGGTTGGTTGATCTATATTAATAGTGTCGTCTCCAACCGAAACCTATAAATATAAAATTTCAATACAAAATATTTGTCTCCATAGAAAGTGTATAGCTGAGGAAACAACGCAGGATTGATACCCTGCGTTTTTTATTTCGTCCAGCCAAAGTTTAACGAGAGCATATTCTGGGTAGGTCGTGTCCTAGAGTTAGAAAAAATAAAGTAACAACCGCAATTAGCCCGACAAGTACATCTTTCAGTCGGTCGGGGGAGTGTTCCAATAGGCTGCCAACCGGCACTTTCATAAAAAAGACACTCTTGGCAAGATTCTTTTTTGGTAATTATTCTCTTTTCCCACTTGTTGACTAGAGCGTGTCCTCTCCTGTTTCCCTCCTCAAAAGCTTCCCTAGACTTGGCAACGTACATCTTGGAACGATTAATTATTTGAGCCTCTGATTGAGTACCAAGAATAATATCACGGGAAAACTTTCTCAATCGTGCGTATTGTGTTCTAAGCATCTGACCAATTCTGCCATAGTCAGAAGCGTTCATATCAGGCTTGCCAACTCGATAAAGCTGAATAGTTAGGTTTTTAATCTCGAAAGACATTTTCTCTTCCCACTCACTAACAGTTATTTTTTTTTCTAAAAGGTCACGGGTAAGTTTATCTGTTTTTTGGATACGGGCATTAATAGTTTGTTGGGAGATTTGCCTAACTTTTTCAGTAGAGACAAATCTTCCCGTTCTATTGTCTCGATAGCGTCGGGTTGCGGGATTAAAGGAAAAATCACTCATAGCTTATTTCAGGTTCTAATAAATTCTTAAACTCAAGGTCGGGAGGTTTCTTTTTCCAGTCATCGATAGCTTTTTGAATGTCATCGGCTGTTACTTCGGCTCTCTCTAGTAATCGACCAATTGGCTGTAGGTTTTTATCTTCTGGGTTGAATTTATCTGTCATATTATTTGTCTCCTAATCCGTCATAAACTAATTCTTGGGTTTTTTCTGATTTATTGAGTTTAGCTTTTAGGTTACGGTTTTTAATTTCTAACATTTTTACCTTTAATTTTAATGTTTCATAATCAAACATCAGGTTATCGTATGAGTTGGTTAATTCGGCGTATTCGGCTCTCAAGTCTTCTATACTCAAATCTTCGATAATAGCGTCAAAGTTATTGTTATTCATGAATTTTCTCTTTAAATTAAATAATAACTCTTGACCGTCAAGAGTTATTTCTTGTCAGTTCCCTAATCCACTTACGCTTCTGTTTCTGCTTTGTTAAGTTCGCCGATCTAAGCTTTTAGCTTAGACACCTCATCTTTTAAAGCTTCAATAACCTCCAATCCGGTCATATTGGCGACTAGAACATTATTATTAGAATCGGAAACAACATAAGCTTTTAGATTTGTCATAATTATCTCTTGGCTTTACTGTATTTTATCAAATTTAAAACAGTTTTAACTGTAATGGAGAATTATCTATTATTTCCTCTATCGGTTCATCTGGAATAAGTTCTATAGGTTGGTCTAATCTGTTACAAGCTATTCGATAATATTCTAACT